CCATCCGCTCAGGCCAGACACCCATGTGTTCAGATTGCACTGATCATCCGTGAGTATGCCGTCCCACTTATCGCTCACTTTGATGGCCTGAATCGCGCTGAATCCAGTCGGGTCAACCGTCACGCCATCCGCATTGCCCGAATCAATCGCCACAGCCTCGCCCTCGAAAATGTAGCCGCTGGTGATCAACTGAATCGTGCCGTCCTCGATCTTGACATCGCGGGCCTCGTAGCTTTCCACATCATCCACGCCGATGGTAGTCCAGGTGATCGCTTCATCAAGGTAGATTTCAATGTCGGTCAGCGTGGCGTCGCCGGTCAGCAGGACGCGCACTTTGATGGTGTTCGTGCCACCCATGAACGCCGCCCACTCGGATTGCGTGATGGTCGGCAGGATGCTTGCCAGCATACCCGCCCCGCTCGTCCACCGTACAAATCCGCTGCTGTATGTGTACCATGTGCCGCCGTTGTCAAAGCTGACCAAATAGCTCACGGAGCCATTGTTGGCGGTACTTCGACTGGTGACTTTCAGGATTCTCGGAACTTCACAGTTATAGGTGGTCAGCGTACCGTCGATCTCGGTATCACTCAACTGCCACACGCTGCCGTTGCGAACCACGTTGATCTTATCCACATCATCGTCATTGTAAGCCGGGGTGAACTTATGCAGATTCATCTGACCGATGGACTCGGTGAATCGCTTGATCAACGTATTGAAGAAGTTCACTTTATGGAAGCTCTGCGTCAGGCCACCACGGTGCGGTTCAGACGTAGCGCCCTCCGCATCATCGGTAAAGGTCTTATGGATGAAGCCGAAGTCAATGGGCTTGAAGTCCTCATAGATTCGCACAGAGCCGTCCCAAGCGTTGTCACCCACGAGGCCGATGCCCGCGATATAACCACGGGAGCTACCCATGTCGATGGTCAGCGAACATCCCACGCACTTCACATACACCTCGAACGTGGACAGGATGTTGCCCGACGCCCACCATGTATGAAGCAGGTGGATGAGCTTGGTGCCGTCGAAATGACTGTCCACAGGATAGTATTCAGTCACCACATCGCCGCCCTGCCGGTAAGTGAATTGAAGAACCCCGTCGTTCTCCGTGTAGGTGTCCGTCTCCTCGTCGTAGGTCTCAGTGGTCTCCACCAGGCCCTTAATCTCACCGTGGAAATCGACGTGGGTCTCCTTCGTCGTGGTGTACTCAAAGAGGATGATCTGCGCCGTGTGCCCGTCAGCGATGGTGTATTCCCCTGCGTTGGCGTAATCGTAGTAGAGAATCGCGTCGCGGTCACTGTTGCGGGCCGCATTGGTAATGCGTTTCTCGGTGGCGGTCATCACATTCAGGTTTGGGTCGGTGCCGACACACTCGATCTCCATGGAACCGTTGATCGTGATAACCTGCTTGGTAATGGCAGACAGCTTGCCGTCCACTGCATGATTCCCCGTGAAGTTCAGCACGTCCCCAGGCATGAGCGATGGGTCGCAGGGAAGGGACGCCGTGAAGGGCGTATAGCTGATCTCTGCCAGCTTGGTGATGATGTTGGTCAACACGCCCTTGCGCACATCATCCGCATTGAACTGAATCAGGGGGTTGGTGCCGATGTCATAATCCAGGCCGTTGCCGCTGAGAATCACCTGCTCGTATTCCTTTGTGACCGCAAAATAAGCGGACAGGGAGGAATAGTAAGCCTCGTAATCCTTCGGTTTGTAGTCATACCGCCAGTCTGCGTCGATGGTGCGATCAGCCTCCATCGAATAAGGTTTCAGGTACAAAAGCCCATCCACGCCGATGTAGGCATAACAGCACAGGTAGGTAGCGAGATAGCCGATGAAATCGCGCCATGTGTAGATTTCAAGCTCCTCGAAATTGTAGGTGCTAACCCCGCCGTTGACGTAATTCTCGATCTCCTCCTGAGTGCTGCCAAGCCCCACGTTGCACACGCTACACGCATACTCCAACAGCTTGTAGGGCGAACCCACCAGCGTAGTGCCAAAGCTCTCATTGAACTTCAACATGTTGTCGTAGGCGTGAATGGTTACGATCTCCTGACTGCGCTCAGGCGGCTCGGTGATGGTGAACACGCCCAGAGGCACATCCTCCCATCCGTCAGGTGTCAAGAGCTGGAAGTAGAGCGTGACCTGCGCCTTATAGAGCGTGTAACGCTCCACATTGTCAAGGTACAGCGACAAATCCAGCTCCGACGCACAGGTGGTGCCAATCTCAATATCTTCCCCGGTACAGATTTGCCGGGTGATCTTGCCCGAACCCTCCACGATGATACCAGGGTTGATATTGTAGATGACACCGTTCACGGTCTTAATCTGACCATGCCAATCCGTCACAACAAAGTGTTCTTTGATGGCAGCTAAGTAAGCCTCGGAAACTGCATACATACTGCCACCTCACATTTCAATCACGTTGATCTTGAAATCCGAATACACGCCGCCCTCCTCGGGATGAAGGGTGAGATTATACTGTGTATAGGAACACTTGCCGACATACGCCTGAATGGTATGCTGACCGTTATCCTCGTAGGTGAAGGACAATTCCTTGCCCTGCATCAGACCCACCATGTAAGCCACCTCATTGCCGGTCAGGTAATTGTAGCTCATGTTGATCTTGCGAACATCGCGCCGCAACCATGTAATCCGCATCGTCCCGGATTCAGTGCGCCCCGAGTCAGCGTTGACAACATTCTCATGGTCAATCTGTACGGAGGACGGAGTGTAAATGGGCGTCCCATTCACACTCCACAGCCCGTCAATCTTGCCTATCGCCATATCATCACACCCTTATCGGACTTGCGCCGGTTCGATTTATGGCGCGGTTGTTTTCCCTGACCACGACGTTGAACACTTCGCGTCCGTCGATGATCACTTTGGTATCGCCCTGGGATTCACGATTCCTCTCCTGTATATGGATGAGCATTTGTTCCACAGCCAAAGCGATGCCGGATAGATACTCGTTGGTCTCACCGCTCTCCTTGTAATCGTCCTCCACCCGCACATCAGCGCTTGTGGCAAGCTGACGATTCATCTTTTCGATCATGTCATCCGTGGACGGCAGTTCAGGAGCGAACATCTGCGCTACCACATTGGAAATCTTTCCCGCCGTGTTCATCAGATTTTTGGCACCACCGCTCAGGTCAGTGAAAATACTCAAAGGATTCCTGAGAATGTTCGTTTTACCGGCCTCGTTGGTGATACCTTTAGAGATGTCACTCACAGAGCCGAGAACGTCCCCACTGGTGTCCTCAATGCCCTTCGCCCAACCTTCACCAATGTTCTCACCGATCTGCTCTCGGAACACCTTGGAAGGGCTTGCGATACCCAGACGCGCTTTCGCGGCGGCAAGCGCAGCCGCCGCAACTTCGACAGCGGCGTTGATGACGGTGGATTGTCCATTGCGAATACCCTGCGCCACACCGTCAGTAATGGCTGTACCAATGGACTTCCAATCCTGATTCTTGATCTCATCCATGCCAGCCTTGATGACATTTTTGAGATCGTTCATGGCGTTCTTGGCGTCGTTGGACATCTGCTTGTAGGAGGTGTTGAGCTTATCCAGAATGGCCTCCCACGCTTTGCTTATGATGTCCTGCTGAGAGGTCATGTTGGTTTCAACCAGTCCCTTGATCTCCTCCAACGACGTGTTGAGATTCGCCTGAGCCTCCGTCAGCAGCGCGATCAAATCCTGCTTGACCTGCTCATACCACGGCAGAATGAACCCTTCCCTCAGTTCGGTAAACCACGGCACGATGATCTCATCATGTGTCTGGGTCAGGAACTCCGTCGTGGAAGTCTGAACAGTAGTGAAGAACAGGGTCAGATCAGTCCCCATCATTTCCTGTATCAGCTTCGTGTTCTGTTCCACGGCTGTCCATTTCTCTGTGAACAGAAGGGACAGTGCTTCCATGCCCTGCTGAACGATGGTCTGCATGGATGTCATCGTCGTGGTGACAACCAGCTCGGTGTTCGTCAAAGCCGTCTGTGTACTTTGCGTGGCCTCGGCCCAGGGCGTGGAGAATGTCTGCGTCATGTCCTGCGTGTTGGTACTGACCGCCGTGGACATGTCCTGCATCGCCGTGGAAGTCTGCGTATACGCATCGGACATGGAGCCGTTGATGCTCTCAGCCATTTGAGACATAGACCCACTGGTTTCGCTGCTAACACTCGCGGCAAGCGCTTTCAACTGATCGGCGCTCTCACTCACATTCTGTGTCACGGTTTCCATGGTTGTAGAGGTGCTTGCGTACATCTCAGCCATGTTCTGATTGAAGGTCTCCGTGGCTTCCAGAGAAGTGGTTGTGAGCGTGTTTTTCAGATTGTCAAACTCATCCAGGAAACCTTCTTCCGTGCCCTTGACCATGTTCATGCCGATGTCCGCAAACACAGTGGAAGGAGATTGAATCCCGAGGATGTGCAACACGCCGTTTACCGCGCCACTGAAAGCGTCACCCATCAAAGCAAGCAAACCGCCCTTGGTCGCACCGTCTCCGAAGTAGGTGCCCCAGCCCTGCTTGAAGCCCTCCCACATATTCTGCGGCACACCGTCCCAATAGCTCTCAACCTTTTGGGTGATGGCTTTCTGGGCCTCGTCCATGCTCATGTTGGAGGTGTCGATCTGATAGACCATGTTGGCCCACTCGTCAGCGATCTCCTTGCCCTTGGTCTGATACAACTGCGCATAGCTGGTCAGTGCGGTGTCGATCTCATTTTTATGGGCGTTGAAGGCTTCTTTGTAACCCGTCGCCGCATCATTCAAAGCCGTGATGTCATATATGAGCATGAAAGCGTCAAACACACCCAAGGCCGCTGTACCAATGGCGGCAGCGTGTGTCGTGAGGAATGCTATCGCATTTGTGACAAATGTCGTGATATGCCCCCACGCCGTCGTGAAGAAATTAACAATTCGAGCGCTGTTGTTGCCAATGTTGCTTGCAACTGTATTTGTGAACGAGTTGAACGCAACGCCGAAGCCGTGGAGCAGATTGAACACACCTGTCAGAGCGTTGATACCCATACATGCGGCGATGAAAACCGCAATGCGCTCGGCCCACGTCTGGAACAACTCGGGGTTCTCCTTCGCCCAATCGGACAATCCTCGCAGAGCATTTGTCAATCCCTCGATTGCGCCAATGATGATGTCACCCGTCCACTGACCAATCGGCTGTAAGAAGTTCTCCCACAAATATGTCGCAAACGGCTTTAGAGCTTCAATCACATCATTCAACGCCCCAAGCGCGGCACTAAGCAAATCCACCGAATCCGGGGCGGCTTTCTCGATCACCCACTTGGCGATGGGAAGCAGCAC